CGTCCACGCCGAGGTCGTGGTCAGCCTGCATCTTCCGCAGACCGGTCTCCATCTTGGGGCCAAAGAGTTTGTCGCCGTTCCAAATTTCATCCGGGTAATAGCCCTTGTCCTTCATCAGCAGCATGGCGGCCCGGACATCGTTGCCCTCCATGCCACGGCGCAGCATACGCAGTTCCATGTTGATCGTCTCCTCCTTCGTCGTCGGTGCGGGTGCGGGCTTGGGCTTCTCATCCAGCAGCGCCTTGACGCTGGCCTTGAACGCCTCCCACTCCGCATTGTTCTTCCCTGCCATCTGCCGGGGGCAGGACTTCCCGGTCACGTCGTAGTGCCGCAGGACGTAGGTGTCCACACCGGAGATGCCCAGCAGCTTACACAACTCCGCCGTCAGTGCCGCAGCGTTGGCCTTGGTGCGCTCGGAAACATGGTAGTTCCCGGAGCAGCACATCTCGATGGAGATGCTGTTGGTGTTGCGGCAGAGGGGATGTACCGGAGCGGGAGAGCCTACCGCCCACGCCCGGTCACAGGCCGGTACGGACTGGTAAATGCTGTCCTCATCCACAAAGTAGTGTGCGCTGGCCTCCCGGTCGCCGCCTGCGAAATACTTGCAGTTGGCCTTGGCGGTGTCGCTGACGTTGCCCGTGTAGTGCAGCACCACAAAGGCCACGTCCCGCCCGCCCAGCCGGTCATAGGTCTCCTTGCTGGCCGGGATGCTGGTATTGATGGGGATGCCGCCCGCCTTGGCGATGGGATATGCGGCAGTGATGCGCTTACCCATATCTCACTCCCCCTTGCTCAGCTGCTTGACAGCCTGATTGATGCCGGTGGCCGCCAGACCGCTGACGATGCCCACGGCAATGGCGGTGATGGGGTCGCCCGCCGGGAAGTCCGGGATGGGTGCCAGATAGTAGCTGACAGCCCCCAGCAGACCGCCGCAGACCCCGCACAGGATGGGGATCCACTTGTCGTTCATGCTGCTGGCCTTGCCCACCAGCCCCACGAGGTAGGTGATGACGGTGATAACCGCCACGCTTGCGATGCCAAAAGTTTCCATAATTGCTCCTTTCCGTGCCCGAGTCGGGCACACAAAAAATGTTGATAGGTCTTTGCTTATCGGTTTAGTCGGTATTGTACATTCACTGCCGTCTCCTTCCCTTTTTTAATTCTCAGTATAATCGTAAACGATGGTGGCATTGCTCGCACCCCAAGGAGCATTTGCTACTTGCCCCTGCGACCACGGAACATAAATGGTAGACAGTTTTGTGCATCCGGAAAATACTCCACCGGGAATTGAGGATACCGTGCTAGTAAATCTAACCGTTTCTAATCCAGTACAATTGGCAAATGCATAATCTCCGATTGTAGTGAGTGCGGGTGGAAGGGTTATTGATGCGAGACCTGTACCCTGCTTAAATGCATAAGCTCCAATTGAGGTAAGTCCAGAGGGTAGGGCCGTCAATGCTAATTTTGGGCAGTACTGAAATGCGGCTGTTGGTAATGAAGTAATCCCAGAAGGGAGACTTGTCAATGCGAGCCTTGGGCAGTTGTTGAATGCATACTGTCCGATTGAGGTAATTCCAGAGGGTAGGGCCGTCAATGATAGTTGGTAACAATTTAGAAACGCAAAATCTCCGATTGAAGTAATCCCAGAAGGGAGACTTGTTAGTACCATCTTTGAACAATTCCTAAATGCATACTGTCCGATTGAGGTAATCCCAGAAGGGAGACTTGTCAATGATAGCCTTGGGCAATCCCTAAATACATAATCTCCGAGCGAGGTAATCCCAGAAGGGAGACTTGTTAGTGTGAGCATTGAACAATCAGCGAATGCATAATCTCCGAGTGAGGTAATCCCAGAAGGGAGACTTGTCAATGATAGCTTTGGGCAGCGATAAAAACCATTATCACCAATTGCAATTACATTGTCTGGCATATCTACTGATGTCAATTCCGCCAAATAAGCGAATGCATATTCTGGAACAATTGTTCCTCGAAATTTAGCAGTAAACACTCTACCAGAACTGTCGAGGGACGTATACTCTATATAAGGGCCTGTTGGTGGTGCCTCAAGGCCACCGGTCACGCCGCCAATCACCACATCCTTCTTGATGTTCTCGGACAGTAGGGTGTCCGGTTTTTGAATCGTCACCTTACGCAGGCCTTTGCTGCTGGTGGGCAGGATGACTTGATTGCCGGAGGGCATAGACAGCTCCACCGTCCGCTCCTCGGTAGCAAGCACCTCCATCACCTGACCCATCTCAGCATCCAGAGGGACTTCCCCGCCGAAGGTGACTGCGAAGTCATCGCCGGGCCGGAACGCTACGTCAAACTCGATCATAGCGCACCATCCCGGAGAATACGCTCCACCGGCACTTCGAATACCTGAGATGCCATGCGCTGCGCCCCAACGCCCACACGGAGC